AACCTAACTGCAAGCTCGCAGATTTTGGGGATGAGATGCATCTATATACGCTTAGAGATATAAAAGAAGGAGAAGAACTTACCTTGTTGTATCATTTATATGACCCAGTGGAGATAATTGATGAGCGATAGAAATATTTTCGGGATAAAAAGAAAGAATAAATTTCTCGATGAAGAGATTATAAATAGATTGTTATTTGCTATTGGAGAAGGTTCTTATATTGAAGATGCTTGTGCTTATGCTGGGATAACTTCTAAGACTTACAGAACTTGGAGAGACAGAGCAGAAGATGGAGAAGAATTCTTTGTTGACTTATTTGAAAGAATCCAAGCAGAGGAATCTAAGTTTAAAGTAGAGACACTTAGAGTTATAAAAGAAATTGGCGAACAAGACCGAAACCCTAGAGCACTTCAATGGATACTAGAACGTAAATACCCATCACAATTCGGAGAGACAAGTAAGTTACAGATACAAAGAGAAGATATTGAAATAGTCGAGATGGAGTTCTCAGATGGCGAATTATATGCAGATTTTCAAACAGCTGAGGTCGTAGATGACCCAGATACTACCGATACTACCGATGAACAGCAGGAAAAAGAGAAAGATGATACACTTGAGAACCATGAGTGATGAAGAAATAAATAATAAGTTCATTGATATAGTTATGGATAACTTTCATGACATTCCTAGTTTTGAAGATATGACTGAGAGTACTATTGAGTACATCATTCCAATGCCACAACCTAACATATACTTCATATCCAAGATGCAACCAGAAGAGGTTGAAGAAATATTCGTTGACTTACTAAGATGGCTTCGTGATGGATACTCTTTCTAGGACTTACAAAACTAAATACGTTCTACCCAAACTACACCCAGCTCAGCTGACAGTGGCTCAATCAAAAGCAAGATTTAGAATCTTAGTGGCTGGACGAAGATTTGGAAAGACTCGATTAGGTACAACCTTATGCTTGGCTAAAGCAATGGAAGGTAAGAATGCTTGGTGGGTTGCTCCAACATACGCAATGGCACTAGAAGGATGGAAGACTGTTAGAGACTTGGCTGGTAAGTATGGCATGGAAGTTAAGGAATCAGAGAAAACAGTTTATACAAAAGCAGGTGGATTCGTAACAGTAAGAACCGCAGATAACCCAGATAGACTTCGTGGTGCTGGTCTTGACTTAGTTGTATTAGACGAATGTGCATTCATCAAAGAACAAACATGGAAAGAAGTACTAAGACCTACTCTCACTGAAAGAAAGGGCGGAGCTCTTTTTATATCAACACCAAAAGGAATACAGAACTGGTTTAAAAGACTTTGGGATGATGCAGAGAATAATGAAGAGTGGGAACGCTGGCAGTTCTCTAGCTATGACAATCCTATGATTGATAGGAAAGAATTAGCTACTGCAAAGAAAGAGATAGGTTCATTCTTATTTAGTCAAGAGTATGAAGCAGAGTTTGTTGAGCAGTCTGGTGGTCTCTTCAAGTCTGAGTGGCTTAAGTATTACACTAAGGAAACAATTACTGAATTTAATGAAAATGGTAATTATGAAGATTATATATATATCAAAACAGCTGAGAGCTCCGTGAGACAAAAAGATTTAAAGATTATGACTACAGTTGACTTAGCAACATCAACAAAAGAATCTGCTGACTATACAGTTGTAACAACCATTGGAGTGGACAAGAACAATAATATTTACGTACTTGATGTTATAAGAAATAGAATAGAAGCTCCAGATGTTGTTAAACTCTTAGAGCAAGTATATGAGAAGTGGAATCCACTCTTCATAGGTGTAGAACGTGCAGGGTTTCAATTAGCATTAATTCAAATCATAAGAAGACAAACGGGTCTTCCGATTGTAGAATTGAAGGCAGACAGAGACAAGTTAAGTAGGGCTTTGCCATTGTCAGCGAAAATGGAAGCTGGTATGGTATTCTTTCCTAATGATGCTTTGTGGTATTCTGACTTGGAAAAAGAATTATTACAATTTCCAGCAGGAGACCACGATGACCAAGTGGATAGTCTTGCTTATGGAATTTTGCAGGTAGCAAGGAAAAAGACTATAACGGCTTATTAAGGAGAAGATGGCAGAACGTAGGAGCTTCAGAGATTTAGTTTTTGGACAGAGAAGGTTCAGAGACAATACAAGCGTAAAAAGAACAACAGGATTTAATTTTTTCAGAGATGACCCTAACGATTTAGTATATGGCAACTCTTCATACCTATTAGGATATAACACATCAGCTGGAGACTTCGACCTCTCTGGTCTAGGTAATGGACAATCTAATTCTGCTGTTACAGCTTGTCTTCAAGTTCTTGGCGTATCATTTTCAGAAGCAACTCTTCAAGTAACTTTTGAGGATGAGGAAGGACAAACTGAAACAATCCCTAACCATCCTTTCACTAACTTAATGAGAAGACCAAATCCATATATGTCTGGAGATGTTATTCAACAATATATAATTAATGCAATGCATGTATCTGGAGATGCATACTTAATGAAACAAAAGAATCAAGCTGGAGAACTTGTTGCATTATATCCTCTCATGCCAGAGCAGGTTACACCTAAAGGTACAACAACAGATTTAATTACTCATTACGAATATCAATTAGATAAAGATACAGTCATTATTCCTAATACAGAGATGGTTCACTTCAGACTAGGACTTGACCCTAAGAATCATAAAATAGGTTTTTCTCCATTGAAAACAGTGTTGAGAGAAATTTATGGAGATGAGTCTGCTGGTCAGATGGCTACAGCTCTTCTTGCTAATTCAGGTGTACCTTCAATATTAATTACTCCTAAAGATGATTACGGTCTTACAGATACAGAAGCTGAACAGATATCAAGAACATATCAACAAAAAGTTGGGGGTAAGAATAAAGGTAAACCATTAATCTTATCTGGTTCTATGAACGTAGAACGTTTATCCTTCTCTCCAAAAGATTTAGACATAGGAGCACTTAGAAGAGTTCCAGAAGAAAGAGTATCAGCAGTTCTTGGAGTTCCAGCAATCTTAGCTGGTTTAGGAGCTGGGCTTGAAAGGGCTACATACAATAACACTTCAGAGCTTAGGGAGTTCTTTACAGAACAGAAGCTCATCCCATTATGGAGAATGGTTGCAGAAGAATTAACACAACAAGTCTTATTACCTAACTATGAAAGTAATCAAGCTGTATCAGCTAAGTATGACTTCTCAGAAGTTAGAGCTCTACAAGGAGATGAGAAAGAACTATTTGAAAAACTTAATGTAGGTGTTCAAGGTGGATGGATTACAGTAGCTGAAGCTAGAAAACAAGTAGGACTTCCTACTAATGATTCGCAAGATGTTTACTTACTATCTAACTCAGTCATCCCTACTTCTGCTGACATGTCAATGCCAGAACCAGCAGTAGAGGAGACACCTAAGCCAGTAGAAGAACCAGAAGTTATTACAGAAGATATAGAGGAAAACCAAGAAGGAAAACAATTCAAAAGTTTTGAAGACAAGGTTATTACAAGAGTAGGCAATCAGTTTTGTGTTATAGCTGAGGACTCTGGTAGGAATATGGGTTGTTACCCAACTAGAGAGTTAGCCGAAGAGCGATTGAAACAGATTTCAAGATATAGCGACAATCCTAAAGCGATGGTCGGCAAAGATGAATACACAACTTTAGAGGAAGCAGAAGTTAGAGCAGAAGAACTTGGGTGCAATGGAACACATCAGCATGACAAGGATGGGAATGTAATTTACATGCCGTGCTCAACTCATGCAGAATATGAACAAAGAGTATCTGAATCTGATGGCTCAAATTAGTGACCTATCGGTTGGAGATGCAGTAAGCTGGAGCATTCCGAAACCACCACAAGATGATTCAATAGCACATGGAATTATTAAGAAACTTAATCAGACAGAAGAAACTGCACTGATTAGAGTTTGGGCAATTTTAGAGAATGGAGAACACGATGAGACTGATAGAGATGTTGAAATCGAAGCTGGACGACTTAGAAGAATATCTGACTTCACTAAAAGTGAAGGTAAGCAGGTTTCTCAAAGAGTTGAGCGAGTACTTAGAGAAAAAGTAGAAGAACACAATTCAGACAATCCAAAATACAAAGCAACTTTTAGAATGCTCGAAGCAGTATTCAGAAGAGGGATTGGAGCATACAGAACTAATCCAGCTTCAGTTAGAGGTAATGTACGGTCAGCTGACCAGTGGGCTTATGCGAGAGTCAACGCATTCCTTAAAGCATTGAAGACTGGTAAGTTTCCTAGAAGTGCATTCGATACAGATTTATTACCTAGTAATCATCCTTTGAGTTCAAAGTCTTACGGAGAGAAAGAAGTAGGTAACGTTCCTAACTTCATTCGTGCTAATGCAAGAAGAGGATTAGACAATCTTGAGTTTGCAGGTAGTGGACTAAAAGAAAAAACAAAACGTGAAGCAAGAGCAATGGCTAATGGTCAGATATCAGAAGGTAAAGTAATCCGCATGAACGCATGGCTATTACGTCATAAGAGTGACCTTGAATCTCCAAGAGCGAATGAATATCTAAGAGGAGAAGGACGAATGACAGCTGGTCAAGTGGCTTGGTTGCTTTGGGGTGGAGACTTAGGTGCAAAGAATAGAATGAGAGCACAGAAGTGGGCTGAGAGACAAGTCAACAGAATAAGAGATGAGAAGAACTTTGAATCAGCACAAGAACTTGTAAAGAGAAGAAATATGCTTCGTGATGAAGAGTGGAGTGTAAGACTAGATAGATTTAGAACTAAACAATCTCGAAACACTGTATATGAACAATATGACAATCTTTTATACGATTGGGATTTCGAGCTGGCTAAACAATACTTCGGGTTACTTGATTCACAGAGAAAATCTATAAATAAAGTATTAGCAGAGAATCCACCAACAATAGTTGGAATACAAGCTCTAGTGAATATGGCAATAGATGACACAACTAATAACTGGAAAGAAGATTTAATACCAGTGTATGAATCAATGGCTTTAGATTTTGCATATCTGCAAACTAATTTCTTATTACCAGATGAAAAAGACAATGAAGTCTTTACACCAGCTGAGCAGGAAAGAATTACAAGAGCAAGAAGAAGGAAACCTCGTAAAGAAATTATTGAAGAAGGTTTATACCCAAGAAGAAGAGGTGGAGCAAGACTTCCAATTAACAGACAATCATTTAACAGAGAGTCAGCACAGTTCGTGCAAAAAAGGTTAGATACCTTCTTACCCGACATGTCTAAGACTGCAAAGAACAATCTCAATAGAGCTTTGAGAAAATCAATAGATGAAGCGACTGAGTTAGGATTGTCTGGTAAAAAGTTGGAAGATTTTATTAGAAAGGATATATCTAAAGTTATTGGAAAAAAGAATTTAGGTAGAGCTATGAATATTGCTAGGACTGAAGGTTCTGCTATATCAAACTTTGCAATGAATCAATCCGCTAAAGGAACTGGATTATCTTTAACTAAAGAGTGGCTTACACAAAGAGATGGTAAAGTAAGAAATACACATCTAAGTGCAGACGGACTAGAAGTTGGCATGGATGAAGCATTTTCTATAGCTGGATATAAATTAAGATACCCAGCAGATAGTGGACTCGGTGCTCCAGCTGGTCTAGTATGTAACTGTAGATGTACTTTAATTTATCATGAGAAAAGGATATAAAGATGGATAGAGAAAAATTTGAATCTAAGACAATAGATTTGAAAACAGTAAATGAAATAGAAGGCAAAGTTGAAGCAGTATTTTCTGTATTTAATGAAATAGATTCAGATGGAGACGTAGTTCTTCCTAACTCAATTAAATCTGGTTATGGAGAAAATGGCGTTGCAATGGTCTGGGCTCATGACTGGAAAAAACCAATAGGGCGTGGAGAGATAGTACAAGACGAAGGTAAAGCAACCTTTAGAGGACAATTCATAATGGATACTCAAGAAGGTAGAGATGCTTATGCAACAGTCAAAGCTATGGGAGATTTACAACAATGGTCATTCGGATACGAAGTTCTCGATGCAGAACAAGGTACATTTCAAAAGGATGGTCAATCTGAGAATGCTCGATTCTTAAAAGAACTCAAAGTCTGGGAAGTAAGCCCAGTTCTTGTCGGAGCTAATCAGAATACATATACAATAGGTGTCAAAGAAAAATCAGAGAATGATTCTGGTTTGACTTTAGCAAATGAGACAGACAATTTACTTACTAACTTGTCTTCTCTTCTTAAGAGGTTCAAAGAGCTAACTGCTTTGAGACTCAAAAAAGAAAAAACATTGTCGGACAACTCAACGAGTCTTCTGATGAATCTTCAAGATGCTTTGCAAGAAGCATATCAAGACTTGAGCACTTACGTTGACGTGGGAGCTCCAGAGGAACTTAAAGATGAAGAAGAACAACTTGATGCAACGACATTGCTGTTAGAAACAAATAGGGTTTTAGCTGAGAGCTATGACCCAGAAATATAGGAGATAACTTATGAGCAACTTAAATGAGCTTAAGAAAGAACTCCACGAACTCAGAGAAAACACTCTAAATGAATTCAAATCTTTTGATTCAACTGATTTCGATTCTGAGAAAAAAGAAGAGTGGGCAAAGAGAAATGAGAAAATGGCTGAATTAACCGCTAAGGTCAAAGAAGCTACCCAAATCGAAAATGAGAGAAAAGAAATAGAAGCAGGAATCGAAGCTGGTAAAGCAATCGACCCAGTAGCTATTCAGTCTGAAGCTATAAACGCTCCAGAAGCTCCAAAATCTTTTGGACAACAACTCATAGAATCTGAAGCATATAGTGCTTTCATGAAGAATGGGCAAAAGAACATTTCTTCTGAGTTAAAGTGGAATCCAAACGTAGAGTTAAAAACAACTCTTACTGAAACAGGATATCCACCAGCAGTAACAAGAAGTGATTTAGTAGTGCCTACAGCAACACTAAACCCACTTACAATTCCAGACTTGATTGATACAATCACAACTGACCAATATCAATACAAGTATCTAGAAGAGACTACTTTCACAAACGCAGGTGGAGCAATAGCTGAAGCAGGAACATACGCAGAAGATTCATTAGCATTTACTGAAAG